AATTGATTGCAACAGCGGCAACGAGAGCATCCTGAGTTTCTCCGGGTGTCCCGGCGGATCGTTCACGCTGAATTTCGCTCCGGTGGCGCCGCTGACCGTTGCTATCGGCCCGGCCGTTGCGCCCGACGCGGCTTGGACCTTCGGCCTGCTCACCGCCGACTACATCCCCAGCGTCTTAAACATCACGACCTTCGTTCTCGACACGATCACGACCGGCGTTGGCGACGGTGTGCTTTTGAACAATCGGACCGACTCGACTAGCGGCGCTCCGGTGCATAACGCGCCGATGCTGCGCGAACTTGGAAGCGTCTGGGCGACTGGCGGCGGTGGAGCGAATCAAGACTACGAATTTCGGGTACGCACCAAAGGGACCAGCGCCGCCGTAGGCACCGCGGCGTGGGCTCTCGACGGTCGGCGTATCGGCTCACCCAATACGACCAGCACCTACCAGAACCTCTCCTGCGAGCTGGGCGTTGGCGATTGCACTCTCGGAGAGACGGCTGGCGGCATCCTGCGGTGGGGCACCACGGGCATGAAGGCGACCGGCGTGACCGACGGCGTGAACTACACCAACGCCGCCGGCAGCGGAGCGCCCGATGTGCAGATCAACGGCGCGTCCCTGTTCGCCTGTCCCGGCGCCGGGTACTTCCTCTGCAACCTCGACACGATTGCGGCCGCCGGAACGAACACCTGTCAGGACAATACCGAGACGACGGTTTATACCAAGACGATTGCCGCCGGAACGCTCGGCACCAATCACGCCGTCGATTTGGAGCTGTGGGGGAATTGGGTCCATCCCGACACGACCGGGCAAATACTGACGGTGCGCGTGAAATTCGGCGGGACTACCTACTTTGCCGACGCGACGGACAACAACACGACCGCCGGTACGAAACGGTGGAGGCTACGGCTCCTCCTGTCGGGATACGGCACGACCAGCGCGCAATATATGCGCGGGCAATTCAGCTATACGGTTCAGGAGTCCGCCACGACAGGGCTTGGGGACATCGGGACGAACGGATCAGGAACGGATCGCCTGTTTGGCGGCACGCCCGCCAAAGACACGACTTCCAATCAGGATCTCGTCGTTACGCTTCAATGGACGAACGCGACCGCCTCTCTGTGCTACCAGCCCGAGTTTGCGAAGCTGACATACCGCCCGTGAAGCGCTTTCTCTTTCTCGCGCTGGTGCTCGGCGCCCTCGCCTCACCGGCACGGGCGACTGACTGGCACGTTGGCAACGCGACCTCGGGCGCCGCGGACTGCTCCAACTCCTCGAACCTCTGCCTGTTCGCCACGGCCGAGGCCGGCGCAGTCTGCCGCGCGGCGGGCCTTGAGAACATCATCCTGCACGGCACCGACCGCAAGACGGACGGCCACTACACGGGCGCCAACTCGATGCTCACGCACGTCAAATCTTGCACGGTGGGCACCACCATCACGATCACGACCGCGAATTTTGGGAAGGTGCTCATCGACGGGGAATTCGCGCGGGTGCCGTTCCTCAACCAGAAGGACTACCGAACGTTCGACGGCGGCATCGTGATCTGTTGCGTCAAGGACGACAGTAATGCCAGTTCCGTCGCTAACACCGGCGGCGGCGGCGACCACAACACCTACGACAATTTCATTCTGATCGACTCTGGCCTGAAGGCGTCACACCAGCAGATCAGCGCCTCCGGTTCCGCTGTCACCAACAACATCTGGCGCAACTGCGCCGTATTCGGGTTCGGCAAGAAGTCGCTCCAGATGTACGGCGGCGCCAACAACAACGTGATCGACCGTTGTTGGCTCGAATGGGATATGTCTTTTTCGGATTCCCCGAAGCTGCTCAGTTCACCCGATTACAACAGCTCTGGCAACAAGCTCATCAACGTGATCGGTCGGTGGCACGCCAACGACCAGCCCGGATTCGCCGCCGTGACCAACGGCTCGCCCGACATCACTTGGGCCTCGGGCGGGCAGTTCCCGACGGTCCACCAGAAAAATCACCAGATCACTCTGGGCGGTGTCGCGTACATGATCCACGGCACCTGCGGCACCTGTGACGCCACTCATCTGACGCTGACCACCAACTACAGCGGCGGCACGTCCAGCTCTATCGGTTGGTCAATGCACCGAGTGCCAGAGAGTTACCACATTTACACCAACGCCAACCCGCCCGTGGACCAATGTGTGTTGCTCGCCGGGAAGTGGTGCCTCACCAACTATGACGCTTACAACGCCAACCTCGGGCTTCTTGGTGGCGACAATACGGACGTTGTTAACGGCGTTGCCAGCACCAAGCTGTACGGCGACCTGTTCTACTCCGGGGTAAACGACGACGCGCACGATTCCTCTGCCACGTCGGCAGGCGCGCCTAACACGGGCGTCTTTTTCAGCCACGTTCAAGGCATCACGGTACAGGACGTAGTGGCAGCCTATTTCAACAACGCGACCGTCAAGCGGGGATTCAGTCTCAACAACTGCGTGGGCGGCGGATGCGTCACCTACGACAAGATCCTGACCCCGAACAGCTACCACAACATCACTTCCGTTGGCGGCCTGTCGGACACTTTCGGCTCGCATTGGACCGACCCAACCACAAGCGATCCGAGCACCAACGCGAAGCACCTCTCCTCGCTCGGGAGCTGGAGCATTTTCGATCCGCCCGGCTATCCAGCCGCCGGCTCTGGCGCGCGGCTCCAGAAGGTGCGCGACTCGACCGGCGCCGAGACGGCGACCAAGCTCTTTCCGTTTCCGTCGCAGGCGATGCACGATCTGCTGCTGGAGGTGAGCGTCGAATTCGGCCATGAACCTATCGACACCACGGTGCAGATCGAGCAGAATTTCGGAATCATCCCATCCGCCGCGCGTAACGACGTGCCGACGGCGACCCCGACGCCGACTCGAACCAACACGCCGATCCCCGGCACCAACACTCCGACGTTCACCCGCACGAACACGCCGACCGTGACCAGGACGCCGACGCGCACTCCGACGTTCACGCCGACGGCGACCTATACGCCAGGCGGGCCGACCGTGACGCCGACCCAGACGCCAGGAATCAACAACTGCACGATGCTCGACGCGCAGACGGCCAACTGCAACGGGGTGCTGTTCACCGTGCTGACCGGAACGCCGTTCCCGACGCACGTTCCGACCAACACTCCGACCAGGACGCCGACGCCATGAGCAGCATTTTCGGAGGCGGCCCGCAGGAGCCGACGCCAGGCGCCGCGGCCTTTGGGGACGACGCGGAAATCATCGAGCTGGAACGCCCCCTGGCCGACCGCCTCAACCCGGACAACGAAGGGCCCTCGGGCCTGCACGCGCGCATCCTACAAGCGGTGGTGGCGCGCCGGAAGTTCTCCCACACTCAGATCGCCAAACGCTACGCGGCCTGGAACCGGACGGACGAAAAGAACCGGCTTTTCTTCGACCTCTCCCGCGGCGCCACGCGCGGCGACGGCTCCATCGACCCGAACAAACGCGAAATGCCCTGGGGGCGCTCCATCGTCATGCCGGCGAGCTACGCGATTGCCGCCGTGCGCCGCGCGCAGCTCGTTTCGATGATCCTGGCGAAAGATCCCGTCCACGAAATCAGCGGGAAAGAGGGCTCCGACGTGGGCCCGGCCAAACTGATGGAGGCGGTGCTCGACTACGACGCGCAGCAGAACGGGCTGCAGCTCGAGCTGTACGCCTTCTGCCAGGACGCCGACAAGTACGGCACGGGCATCCTGTACGACTCCTGGGAGCGCCAGAGCGGCTGGACCTACGGCGAGGCGCCCATCAAGAAGCTCCAGGGCATCCTACCGCCGGCGCTGCTCGACCCTATCGCCAAGAAAATGCCCATCCTCTCGCGGCGTCCTCGCAAGTGGGGAGTGCGGCGGGAATTCAACGACGTTTCGTGCGTCGATCCGTTCTCCTTCTGGCCGGACCCGCGCGCACCCTTCTCGAAGATCCAGGGCAGCGAATTCATCGGGCACCGGACCTACCACGGCTGGAGCTTCTTTGAAATGGCGAAGTGGCCCGACTCCGGGCCGTTCATCAACGTGGACAAGCTGAAAGAGATTTCGCGCGGCGTGGGCGGCTCGAGGGGCTCGGAGGGCGCGGATGCGCGCTCGAGGTTCGCCGGCACGGAATTCATTTTGAACGGCACGGCGGACGACCGAGACAAAGCCTTCATGGCGACGGACAACTTCTCCATCCGCATCGTGCCGCGCGAGTGGGAGCTGTCCGAGGAGACGCGGCCGGAAATCTGGACGTTCGCCGTTTGCGAGGACCGCCTGGTGGTGCGCTGCCACCCGCAGCCCAACGAGCACGGCGAGTTTCCCTACTCCATCGGAGAGAGCATCCCCGACCCGCATTGTTTGTTCAACCCTGGCGAAATCGAGATGCTCGATGGGCCGCAGCGGGTGATGGACTGGAGCTACAACGCGCGCATCCAGAACGTCTGGAAGATGATCCACAACCGCTACATCTACGACCCGCGCTACCTGAACCCTGACGACGTTGAGAACCCGGACGCCGGCGACGGGATCGCGCTGCAGGCCGACGCGATGACGGCAATCGACGCCGGGGTGGACCCGCGGCGCTTCTTCGCGCAGCTCGAGGTTCGGGACTTCACATCACCCCACGCCGAGCTCGGCGGCCTGATGTTCGACATGATGCAGCGCATGAGCGCCGCCTCCGACCCGGCGATGGGCGCCCCGACGCGCGAGCAGAAAACCCTCGGGGAAGTGCAGAGCATCCTCGCCAGCGGCAGCCAGCGCACCGGGATCGTGGCGAAGATGCTGGACGAAATGGCCGTCAAGCCCACGGTCATTCGAGAGATCGCCAACCGGCAGCAGTTCACGACCCTCGAGCAGTATTACCGCATCGGCGGCGACATGCTCAAGCAGAACGACGTGCAACGGGCCCTGATCCGGCGGCAGGACTTGTACGGGAATTTCGACTACACGCCGATCACCGGCACGATGCCAGCCGACCCCGCGCGCATGGCCGAGCTGTGGCGGTCGATTCTCGACACCGTGGCCCGCGCGCCGCAGCTCTTTCTCACCCCGATGGGCCCGACCGGCCGGGTGCTCGACGTGCGCGAAGTGTTCAACGAGAGCATCCGGCACTCGGGAATCAAGGACTTTGATCGCTTTTGGCAGGACACCATCCAGCCGATGGGCCCGCCGCAGGTGGTGCCGGACGCGGCGACGGCCGCGATGCAACCGCTCGGGCCTGGGCCGCAGGGCATTGTTCCGCCCCTGGGCCCGGAGGCCGCCGCGCCGCCGCCGGCGCCAGGTGTCGGCGCGACTCCCGCGGGTTAGACTCTCCCCATGAACGAAGATCGCATCCGGTCCATCCAGGCGGAGCTGCGCGATATCCACGACGAGGCGGAGGCGGCAGCGGCCGAGCTGGCGCGCCCTGGCCGGCCCGAGGCGTCCCTCACGCGCATCACGGAGATCGTGCGCAACGCCGCCATGACGGACAACGCCAACCATTCCCTGGCGCTCGGACGCATCACCGAGCAGATTTACCTGCACAACCGGCCCTCCCTGGTGCTCACGCGCCGGCGCGAGCTGCAGAAGAAGCTCGAGCAGCTCATTTCCCAGGCCGCCCCTCCGCCGGCTGTCTGACCGTCCCAGGGGACGCGGAGAGGCTATCTAGCCGCCGTCCCGTCCCTCACTCTCTCCCGAAGGGGGCCGACCTGGCACGACCAGGAGCGCCCGAAGGAGAGTCATGGCAGATGAAGGGCCGGATGTTGCCGAAGGAGAGAGTTTCCCGCCGAGTGTCCCATTCTCAGAGATTGCCGAAGGGCTGACCGGCAAGGATTTCAGCCGCCAAGCGGACGACGCGCCGCAGCGGCTTCCAGGAGATCCGAAACCGGAGCCCGACGGACAGCCTCCGAGGGTTGCTCGCGCGGAGCCAGGGGAGCGCCAGGCGCCGACCCCCGAACCGCCCTCCCGCACCGCACCACCGCCCACCCCACCCGCCGCCGAGGAGCGCATCACCGTCAGGGGCAAAACCTACACGGTCAACGAACTCCAGAGCGCGCTCGCCGCCGATCCCGACCTGGCAAAAGCGATTGCGACCGGCTACAACCAGTTCAACGACGTGCGGCAGCGACTCGATGAGGAGCGCGAGAGGCGCATTCGAGAACTCGAGGCGCGGGACAGGGAGCGCACGGCACCGCCGCCGGCGCGTATCGACCCCGTGGCGCGCAAGCGCGAGATCGTGCAGCAATACGGCCCAAAGGTCGAAAAGGCTGTGCAGGAGGGCTGGTTCAACGGCGACCTGGCCGCGGACTATCCCGACTTCGCTGCGACGGCGCTCTATTTCCAGGACTTGATGTTTGGAATGGGCGCGGCCGTCCTCTCGCTCCAGCAGAACCACGACCAGGGCACCCTCGAGCAGTCCCAGGCGGCCTACATCGCCGCGCACGAACGGGCCCTCGACACGGTGGCCGGCTCTGACGAGCAGTTTGCGCCGCTCAAAGACCCCGCGCACCGGGCGGAATTCAAAAAGTACCTCTCAAAAATCGACCCCGACTCTGAGCTGGCACTCGATCCAGCCGAGCTGGAGGGCATGTACCTCGGATTTACAAGAACCGTCGTCAAGGAGGCCCTCAAGGCGGCCAACCGCGGCGTGGTGGACGACGAGGAGCGAGCGCGGCGCCGGAGTTTCGGCGCGCGGCGTTCGACCGGCGGACCCCGCGACGATGGGAAGCCCAAGACGGCCGACGAGGCGAATTTCGGCTCCCTCATGTCCCTGGGGAGCGGGAGATAACGTAAATGGCTGCAATCCTCGGCCTGCGCGGCACGGGCTCCTTCTCGAGCGACGAGATGCCCGGCAACTACCGCGACATGCTTTTGTTCCTCGAGCCCAACACGAAGGCGCGGCTGACCGCGCTGACGGGCCGGCTCAAGCAGGAGGACACCGACCATCCGGTGTTCAACATCTTCACCAAGCTGATTCCCGACCAGCAGAGCGCCTGCCGCGGCGTCACCGCCCAGGGCTCGACAACCCTGCTGGTCACTCTCCTCGAGCAGACCAAGTTCAAAAAGGGCTCGGTCATTCTCGAAGTCAACACGGGCGAGATCATGTGGTGCTCGGCGGACCCCTCGACCACGGGCGAGGTTCCCGTTGTGCGCGGCATGGGCACGGTGGCCGACACGGCGACCGTGGACCTGGACGAACTCATCATCATCGGCACGGAGCACGCGGAAGGCCAGGCGGTCCCCACGTCGCTCATGTATTCCCCCGGCCTGGCGACCAACTACACGCAGATTTTCCGCACCGCTGTCGAGCTGACCGAGACGGCCCGCGCGTCGAAGGTTCGCTACGGCGACGCCTGGAAGGAAGCGTCCCGCGAGGCCCTCGAGATCCACGGCATGGAGATGGAGAAGGCGTTCCTGTTCGGAGACGCGAAGGTGACGACCGGCGCCGGCTCGCAGCCCGTTCGGACCACGCGCGGCCTCATGAACTGGATCGACACGAACACGGCCGACTTCACCACGGACGGCGTTTCCGAGGACGCCTGGGATGATTTTGTCGGCGCGTCCTTCAAGTACGGCTCCAACGAGAAGCTCTGCCTGTGCGGCAACCGCGCCATGACGATTCTCAACCGGGTTGCCAAGCGCAACAACGCCATTCAGATCACCCCGGAAACCAAAACGTATGGGCTCTCGGTCCAGACGTGGATCGTGACCAACGGAACGCTGCAGCTCGTTTCGCACCCGCTGCTCTCCGAGAGCACCCTGCTCTCGCGCTCCGGGTTCATCATCGACACGCGCAACCTGGTGTACCGCCCCCTGCGGACGCGCGATACCAAGTACCTGCCAAACCGGCAGAACGCCGGCGACGACACCCGGAAAGACGAATACCTGACGGAGTGCGGCATCGAGCTGCGGTTCGAGCAGGCGTTCGGATTCTTCGAGGGCGCCAACGCCTACACCGCAACCTAGTTTTTACGAGACAGATGGACGGAGGGGGCCTTCGGGCTCCCTCCGCCATTCACCGCATCCACCTAAGAAGGGAGCACGCCAATGTCCGCAGCCACCGCGGCGACCTACTCGAAGAAAATCATCAAACTGTTCTGGGGCGGCTGGAAACTCGTTGTCGGCACCGTCACGGGCGACGCGAGCTACCCGGCGCTCGGCTATCACTTCCGGCCCTCCGACATTGGCCTGGCGCACATCCATGGCGTGGTGTTCGGCGCCGGCGGCGACGCCGTGACCATGTGGGGCAAGTACCTCAACGCTCGGGTGCAGTTCCGCCTCTACAACGGGGACAGCGCGGACAACGCCGCGGCCGTGGAAAACGCGATCATTCCGTTCATCGCAATCGGCTGGTAACAGAGGGAGGATTCGTGGCTCGAAAGGTTTACCACAATTCGCGGTTCCCCAATCACTTCATGGCCGGCATCGGCATGTTCACCGCGCATATCATGGTCCTGGACGACCCGGAGCTGCAGGCGAAGCTCGAGAAGCACCCGCAATTCGGCCGGCAGATCAAGTTCATCGGCAACGATGTGCCCGCGCCGGAGCTGGCCAACCCCGAGACGATTTCCAGCCAGGACAAGCCCGAGCGCAAGACGGTGAGCCAGCGAGTGGTGCGCGGGCCGGCCAACTCGAACGACATTTCGGGCCGGTAGGGTTCGCGCGTGAACCGCGGCGCGCTACGGGCCGAGGCCCTGCGGTGGTTGAAGGCGAAGGCCCAATCCGCGCGCATTTCGCCGGAGACGGTTAACACCCTCATCAACCTGACCGTCAAGGATTGCTACAAGCAGAAAAAGCTGCGCTGGTCGGAGCTGACGGCCAATCCGCAACTGGTGAGCGCGGGGACGGCCACGGCCAACCTGCCGGAACGATTCATTCGGTACAACGCGGTGCGCTGGCGCACGGGCACGGCCGACACTTCCGCGCCGCTCGACCCGCTGCTGAAAACGGTTTGGGATCGCCGCTACTCGGCGCGCGACGACCAGGGCAAGATTGACCTCACCGGGACGCCGGAGCACTACACGATTTACGGCGAGACGGTGCTGCTCGGCCCGCGGCCGGACGCCGACGGCTACATCATGGCCGATTACGATGCTTTCCCAGGCGACATTCCCGACGGCGTTCCCTACGACGAGGAGGAGCCTGAGCTGATGCGCGACCATTGGCCGGTGGTGCTGTTCGGAACCCTGGTCAACAGCTCGCTCTACGTTGTCGAGGACAGCCGCGCGCCGATGTGGGAATCGAAATACAAGGCCGCCCTGGCTGCCCTGAACGCTGAACACGCCGTGGCCCGGACCTCCGGCGGCCGGATCTACACGCAGGAGCCCGGATAATGACCGCTCGCCTGAAATCCGCCCGCATGACCAACTCGACGGCGGGCACGACGATTGACGACCACCTGGCCGACCTCGAGGCGGCCCTGGCCGAGCTGCTCGGAATCAATCTCGACCAGGACTACACCGGCTCGGTCAATCTCGGCGGCCAGGGCGGAGAGATGGATTTCGCCCTCATCGCCAGCTCGGCGCAGCTCGCTAACTTCACCGGCGAGACGGTGTTCAACAAATCGCGCACCCTCACCGCCGCCGCGCTCAACACGGTCGGCTGCGTCTGTCGGATGAGGATTTCGGGCAGCTTCTCGAACATGGCGGCATTGAACGGCTCGGATTTCTACGTCGTCGTGAAGGTCGGCTCCACCTACATTTTCAGGCCCTCGGAATCCTGGCCCACCGTGATTGGCGACTCTAACGGCCGTTGGTCAATCGACCTCGAGCTGACAACGCGCTCGACCGGCGCAACCGGCGTAGTGGCGACCTCGGGCGTTTGGGTGCAGGCGGCCGACCAGGTGGGCGGCCAGAGCGCCGGCAACTTCTACCTGACGGCGACGCTCGACCTGACCGGCGCGCTCGAATTCAAGGCATACGCCTATTTCGACGCGGCCGACGCGCTGCGCACCTGCAAGATCAATAGCTGGACCATCGAGATTCTGCAGGCGTCGCACACCGCGTAAATGGCCTCGCCGCTTCCCTTCATCCCGTTCCCCGCCGCGACTGGCGGAGTGCGCACCGACGTGGCGCAGAGCGACATTGGGCCGAACATGCTCTGGCGCTCGGAAAATTGGCTGATCCGCGACGGGCTGTTTCGCACCCGCCTGGGCCTGGCGCGCCTGGGCTCCATCCAGGAGGACCGCATCCAGGGGCTCTACGAGCACGAAACGGCCACGGGTGAAATCAGCATCGTCTACGCGACGCTCAAAAAGATGTTCGCCTACTTCGGAGACGGCGACCCGGACGTGGACTTGAACATCACCCTGACCGGCGAGGAAACCGACCTGGCGGTGTTCCGCACGTTCATCAAGAGCGAAACCAACTACCTGCTCATGACCAACGGGAAAGACCCGTTGCAGAAGTGGGACGGGGACTCCAGCAACAACGCCGAGGACGCCGCCGGTTCACCGCCCGTGATGCGCGGCATGATGATCTTGAACAACAGGCTGCTCGCGCTCGGCCTGGTAGGCGACCACGAAAACGCGGTGGACTGCTCGGACCTGTACGACTTCGAGGCCGGATGGGGCAACAACCGCGTGATCCTGGCTGACTCGCCTGGTGGAATCCGCGGCGGGCTCGAGATGGGCAACCTGCAGGTC